AGACGCCGTCGACGAAGCCGTCAGCGCTGCCGACCCCAGCATGTCCTTGGCGAGTGCAGCGTTGAGGACTCCAATGAGCTCGCCATTCACACCGCCGCTGCGCATGATTGAGACCGAAGCCGTTGCAGCGTTCTGCGAAGTGCCGATTCCCGCCCACGTCTGCTCAACCTCACGCAGCACTGGAGTTGGAATGAAATCGTCCATAGGGCGAGGTCCAGTCACATGAATCGAGCTCACGTTGCAACCGCGGAAAATGCGGACCACGATGCCACCCATCAGGATGACACGGCTGCGAACGGGGCGTGGGATGGTCACCACCGATGGCACGTTGCGAAACACGTGAACGCTGCAAGACTCAAGACGCGAGCCTGTGTCAGTGAGAGGCGTCAAGCGCCCTTCCAACGTGCAAGTGGAATACAGCATTTCGAGGTCTCGGTGATAGCTGACGACTCCAGCCTTAGAGCAAGCCTCGACGGCCCACTCATACCCATCCCAATACCTGCGATACGCTTTCCCGAACTTGTCGGATCGTGCGTCAGGCCACGTGATGGCAACCGACCAATCCCCTGGGTGTGCTCCAGGATGCCCGCAATACACGTTCGCGTGAGCGGCTGCAGGCGCGCCATTGACCAGAGGAGAAGCCACCGCGCAGAACAGTGAAGCGTCGAGTGCGTGTCCGTAAGTGGAGCACGTGTCAGCGTGATGAGAGAGGATGAAAAGCACGCCAGCTCGATAAGCCTCGTCAACATCGGCGATGAGCCCATAGTTGTTGGCAGCGAGTGTTGGGGTTGGGCCTGGCTGCAGCTCAATGTTCCCGATCATCAGCAATTGCTGGATGAGACCCCTGGTCATGGGTCCCATGTAGGCCGTCCGGCCCGTTTGAACGTCCGCCACATACGAAGGCAACAGAAACAAGTCAGGCTCCTCGACTCCCTTGGAGTAGACCTGATCTCTCGTGCGCCGATGCGCGTAAGAAGCGAGATAATCATTAGTCTGAGGCACCTGAGCAGGATCAGGCCTGCGCGCTCTCACCCAAGCTTCAGCGATGTCTGGATTGGCGTCATCCAGCCACTGCCTCATGCGCTGCGCGTCCCTGGTCTTCTGCGCACCCGACTTCTCCCCCTTCTTCTTGCCGGCCGGCTTCTTCGCCCCCTTGGCATCGGGCTGCCAGCAGTCCACACGCGGCCCGTGGTCCAACGAGCGGTCACGAGGTCCCGCGCAGTCGATGAGGGCATGAAGCATGTTCCAATCGCGAGCCGCCTTGGTAGACGGCTCAGACTGGATGCCCTTGTGCGCGTTGGAAAACCACTTCACATAAGGACGCACAGCTTCAGCGCACTGCGCATCCGGCAGATGAGTGGTGTACTCGGCCACGACCGACTCATCGTCCGCTTCCTCCGATTCCCCTCCAGCCACTGCACTAGCAGCCGGCTCAGCCCCCATAAACCCACCGTCGTCAGACTCGCTGTCAGACTTGTCGTCATCATCATACGCAGACAAGTCTGCGATAGCCTGCCCCTTGACCATGCGAAGCACGGAGAAGTAATTCCCATCTGGAATTTCATGCACCCATACGTAACCTGGCCCTTCGCGCAGGAGGTCGGTGTTGCCATTCATGGCCTTCATCAGCTCGTTGCGATCATGCGCGCTGAGAAACCAGAAAGTATGAACGAATTCATAGACACTCTCACAATCGACCCAAAGTACGATAAATGCAGTGCTGCGTTTGTCCTTCCAAACGCTAAATGGGGCTCGACTCCTCTGTTGAGTCTTGAAACCGCGCCTGACATGCTGCTGCACCCAGCCGCGCTCGTCGTAGAGAGCATTCCTACTCTGAGGGCTCAACTTCATGAAGCACTTAGGATCCCCTGTGAACTTGACACAGTGATACCCATTGGTGCGCGGGCTGGGAGTGCACAAAGCCTTGAACAACCCCCCACGAATCAGCTCCATCTGAGGTGCTTGCGTGAGGCATTGCTCAATCATCGAGTGAGAAAGGCCAGTTCCTCTCATCCCGATGAACCAGCATGTTTCCATCGGGTCGCTGGTGTGACGCTCCGCGTCACTCACGCGCGGGGGCGCGTGCGGCGCGGCGCAGAGCGTCGCGATGGCCATGCGTTCATCCCGCACAGCCGGGCTCGAGTGCTCGTCAGCACCTCGCCCATCTTCCAACATAGCCCCTTCAGGGGTGTCTAGCTTCTCCAAAACATGGGTGGCCGCTCTCGCTGATGTTAATCCGGCGGCCGTTGACTGTTCATATAATTGATTGGTCATTTTATGTCTTGGAGGGTACGATCCCGTGAGGTGGGAACGTGGTAAAGCCTCGGAGGGTTGAAACCCGCCCCCGATCGGTATTATACCGCTGAATCATCGTACAGCGTCCTTACGCATTCATGTTAATAGCCCAGCCGGAAAGCATTCCGCTGTGTATCCTTTGTAGCACCTCGCGAAGTCGTCGTCTTATTGCACTCATCAAAGCTGCCATTCCCCCGCCAGATCCAAATTACATGCCAACCAGTGTGGCATTTATGGTTCTGTCAGGGTACCAGTGCGGTCTTACGCTAATGATTAATGCATTCATGCAACGCCCCTTGAGGATCTCTGGGCCCACGTTTGCGTAGAAGCGGCTTCAAAACCGCGGGTGTAGAATGGGGATATTGGTTTCAGTAAGGCAGTGAGCCAGTGACTATCAGAATCAAGTAACGCGTGGGGTCCAAAACCCCAACATCGCTTTCTCCCGCCAGATCCGAATTGCATGCCAACCAGTGTGGCA